ACAGTAATGAATAAACGAACGGAGTGAACCAGACATATACATTGTAGTTCCAGTAAGACCTTCTGGCAATACGGCTCGAGCCTGTTCCTTGGCAATTCCGTTATTGAGTGCCCAAGCATATGCTGATTTTGCATTTTCTAAAAGATGTTGCTGCTTAATTTGCCAAGCTTGTTCTAAAAGAATATCATCAGTCTCAATAGAATTCTGACGATTCTTTACATCTTGCAACCGTGCTTCACGTGTTACAAAATTTTCAGATACTGCATATCTTTGACTAAATTCTTGAAAAGAAAATGATCGATGTCGTAAAATTTGTCGGGCAATATCACGTGTAGTCTCAATAGAAACGGTCATATGCACCATTTCAAAAGGACTCCAGTGCTTATTCTTCATTAAATAACGAATAAGCTTAGGAGCTGATTGAGTATTATTTTGATTATTAGGATTACTGACTCTTGCACAATAAGCAATTAGTTCTTGTGCGGTAGTACATTGAGAATATGTAGTTGGCTTTGATAATGCAATTAATTCTACTTTACTCATACTGTAGGATCTTTCTCAGGAAATGGTGGATACACATGAGTGTTTTTAAACGCTGCTTGTGCAGAAACTTTATTCTTGTGTGCTCTTTCTTTAATTACAAGTTCGTTATATTCAATGAAACACTGATCATATGTAGGATAAACTCCTCCATCATTCCACCAATATGTCTTAGGGCGCCATGGTAGAATGTAATTAGTTTTTTCTTCATATTCAATTCTCCAGCCATCAAAATGCTTAGTAAATCTGACTGGCATATCACTTAAATAATAGGGCATAATATATCCTTAAAAATTTTTGGAATAATATTTAGTAATCCCAATATTTTCCGTTAAAAAAACTATTCATATTCATTCGCTTATAATGTTGTAGTATAACTTTAAATCTAGGTCCTAGAGGTTTAAGACTCCGATTAGAAAATCGGAGGGGCACGCCCGAAAGCAATCCAATTCTCTCTGCCCAATTAGAAGTTGCATTAATTGTACTACGGTATCTATGCGCTTTATTATGACCAATGCCATAAAAAATTCCGAATTGTTTATAAATCATCTTGTTTCTTTTCCCAAGCCCAATGTACTGTTATAAAATCTTCTATACATGTTTCAGGAGTAGTTAAATGATAATCTGGCCCATATTTTTTATCCATAAGAGGTTTCCAAATATGCCAATACTTCTCTAAAATATCTTTACCAGTAACTTCGCATAAAACATCTTGTGTCCAATGCTTTCCTGGTTCCAAATAACAGTATACTTTGTCATTCATGATATCTTCTTCCAGTCATTAAAATGTACAATAGCAGTAATACCATTATAACTATTTGAATTAATAATGTCAACTATTTCTTTTTGTGAATATCCACCAGAAATCATGTCATTGATATCTTTGTATTGCTCCATCATAGATGGCCATATACAAACTGTATAACCAGCACCAATAGCTCTTTTAACTCTATTTACTATGTCTCTATTACGTGGCTCATTATCATATACGAATACAGCATTACTGTTAAGAAATTCTGGATTACTCATATCCGATCCAGCCATAGCAATTGCATTTGGAAGAAACATCGAATCAATAGGACCTTCGAGAATATAATATTTTTTCGAAAAGTCTACAGTATCTAATCCGTATACTTTAATTCTATCATCGAGCATAATTGAAATATATCGAACTTTATCATTCGGATCAAAAGATCTACCTTGATAACCAAACATTCTTCCATCTTTATCCAAGAGAGGAATAATTAATCGTGGAATATCATGTGTTGTTTTAAGTTTTCCTGGAATCATAGTATTAGTCCAAGAAGCAAATTTAGAACAATAAAATAACTTCGAATGATATTCATTCGGAATTCCACGATTAATAATATATTGCTTTGCTGGATGATTCCAGGGCAATTGTGAAATTTTCTTTAGTTTACGTAATGGAGATCCAGCTTTAAGAAATTTAGGAAGTTCAAATACTTCTGGAACAGGTTTTTCAGTATTGAGATTATCTTCAATACGATTTTCTAAAAAGCTTTCTGCAATATATTCGTCTCTAAGTTCAGGAGCAAAATCTGCTAAAAAAGAACGCATGTTCTTACCAATGCCGCAATTATGGCATCTGTAAATAATAGATTGTTCTTTTTGAAAGAAGAACCCGCGCGCCTTCGTTGCACTTTTTTTACTATCGCCACAAAAGGGACATCTAAAATTAGCCGTATATGGATTATATCGTGTTACTTTAAATCTAAGTAATTTAGATGAGACGATATTAGCATATTTTACATCAATCCATAGCGCAGACATAATTCACCTATTAATCTATTATATGTTTATAATAAACTATAGGTGAATTAATGTAAACTATTATTTTGGATTAGTTGTGTGTAACATTACGGCAGGCATAACTAATGTACTCAGAACCCATGATACTACTAAAATGCCACCGGTAATAATCCAACGCCACATTTCAATTGAACGCGTGCGGTTATTAATTTGTGTTACATTTTCTTGATGTGTATCTTTAAGTTGTTTTAGATCTTCTTTAATAGATTTTTCTAATTCAGCAATTTTAACTTGTGTTTGAGTATGATAAACGGCAATATCACTACGACGTCTCTCTATCTCTTCATAAACATCTTTATGCACAGATTCGTGTTGTGTTAATTTAGTTTCATGCACAGCTAATAGTTGTTTAATAGAATTAGAAACATCAGACAACTTATCGATAGTTGTATCTAATCTATCAAATAAACCGTTAATCTGTGACATGTCTTTTTCTAAAAGCGCTATGCGTGTTTCTAATTGAGTTTCGGTCATGGCGGTCCTCTTATTTTTTATTATTGGTGTTTTGGATCGCAATTCTCGTATCATTTATCCATTTTTGTAGCGCTTCTAATTGTGCAGCATTTTGCTGACATGTAGAATAGTTTTCAATCACTACTGAGAGTGCTTTAGTGTCTGTAATTCCTGAGGCTTTTGCATCAGAATCTTGGGTGGATCCGGAAGAACTAATATATGAGTCACCTGATGCTGAGGCATCATGGATGCGCACCCAGCCATTAGAAAGGTTACACTGAGTAGGGATATCATTAATCTCTTTTTCATAGATATATTCTTTCTGTGTAATAGTGTGTATTCTATCGATATATTTAGTTACAACGGTATTCTGAATATTGTTTTCTTCTTCTAAAAGAGCAGCATATTTTGCATCATCTTCTTTTTGCTGCAAATCAATTTTTTGTTGATATACTGCAGCAGCATCAGAATAACCATGATTATAAGCTCCATGTGAAGAAAATAGTATAATACAGATAGTAATAAGAATCCAGAAAACTATTGTAATAATTCTAGCAACAACACTGAATAATAGACCGGAAAAAATACCTCTAATAAAATTAATTATATTCATTCCGGACCTCGTTTAATAGTTCCTAAAATAGGATTTTTCTTTTTCTTAGGAAATACTGGAGCGGTTTTTTCAGAAGCTAAACCGCCAGTAGTGGTTGTTGCAGCTGCAGACATTCCGCCCGCGCCCATACCATCTTCCATAAATGCTAAAAATTTTTTCATTATATGTTCCTAAGTAAATTTGTTATGGTTTCATCCGAAGTTATATCAGCTGATATAACTTCATAAGGAATAAATCCAATATTATTTATTTTATCTGGCATATAACCTAAAAATTCTAGAAAAGGTTTTAAATATGGATAAAACCCCTTTAGTTTAAAAAAAAGTATTCGGCCAGCATGAACTGGGCCGAATACGTTATAAAGTACCACTATATGATTAAGAATTAAACGTTCTTTAAGATCACCAGATTCAATATATTTATTAAGTAATCGTTTAATATACTTAACACGACTTAGATCATCATAAAATTCTTGTGTATCAAAACATTGCGGATTATTATAATACTTAGCGCAATAAAGAAGATAGTTAGTTTCATCCAATTGTTCAAGCATCAAAATGCGCTCAAAGCTACTCGCTTAACGTAATTTGTGGCTGTAGTGATATAAAGATAATTACTATCATAAAAAATTAAACCAGGAACAGATACAATAGTTGTAGAATTAACTGGTGTATAATTCTGATTAAGTGAAGCAGCTACAGTAGCTAATGATACTGTATTTGTTGTTGGATATGTATTTGGAGTTCTAACTACCACAAACAAATCTGTATTAGAAAATACATTTGTTTGTGGTAGTGCAGATATTTTAATATCAGTATTAGCCATAATAAACCTTCTTTATTTTATGGTAGATTTTGTGTTCCACCAGTAACGCCTTGACCTAGATTCTTAATGAATACTAATGTCTCATATTGTACGCGACCAGCACGTCCACCTAATGTAAAATTATAACTTGATAGTGTATTTGCACCAGTTCCTACTGAAACACCAATGCTAGTAATATTAGCAGCATTTGGGAATCCTTGGCCACCTGATGTAATCGCGATAGATACTAGATTTCCTGCAGTGTTTGTTAATACTGTGCCAGAAGCATTTGCAGTACCTGGACCTTTAATCGTAACTGCACTAGTAGAATTACTAAAACCTGCACCTAATGTTGCAGTAGTTAAAGTAACGCCAGTAATTGGACCAGTTCCAACGTATGCATTGATCCAACCAGGTGAAATGCCTTTAGAACCACTAGTAGTATAACGTGATGTGCAAACCGCAGTATTAACACCAAATGTACCAACAGCTTCAAGTGTTTCGAATGCACCAATAGTTGTATTTGCATATGATGTAATAGCACTAATATCTGCTACTGATGTAGTAGTATTAGTATTACCTACACCGGTAAGACGCGTCTTTTGATTACGGTCTACTGTAAAAGTAGTAAAACGTGGTGCGTTGTTTTGTTGATTTAAATTACCCCATAAGCTCATTGAGAATCTCCTTTGTTGTTATTCTTATTTATTATAAGAGACTTTCTTATTTTTTACAACAAAGACTGGAGCGGTATTCAGTCTCAATTGAAATACCGCTCCAGTCTTCAGTTCTCTGACTTCATTTCCGGAGTCATCTAATAATTTAGTCTTAGTTTCTATTTTATTGCCCATTACGCTTATTAAATTCATCTTCTTGTGCTAAACGACGAAGATCGACATTTTTTGCCATAATATCACGAACAACATTTTCTACTGCAGGCATTCTAAAATCTGCGGTAGCTGGTGTTACATTGAATTCTTCTTTACGGAGCTTTTTAAAGTCTTCTTTATCAAGCTTACCATTCTTATTCTTATCTAACTTCTCTTGATCACCAGGTAAGTTATCACCCTTGGCTTTCTTTTCGCCTTCTTTATCTTTTTTCTTATCAGCATCAGACTTTTCCCATTCCTTATGAGATAATCCGCGCTTCTTTTCTTCTTTCTTATCTTCTGCTTTATCTTCTTCGGATCCTTCGTAACCTTCTGCTGCAAGTTTCTTTTCAGCAGTTTTTAATCCGTTTAGTCGTTTTCCTATTTGATTAGCGCTATGTGCTACACCAGCATAATCTCGAGAAGCTCCAGCAACATGGAATTTTTCTTTGTTATCAGCATAACTCTTTTCACTTTTATCAACATATGATTTTAATGTGTTTTTAGATAGTTCATCGATCTGTTCGAATTCTTCTTTAGCAACAGTCTTTGTTGAAGGATCATAAGACATTCCACGAGCAAGAGAAATCTTCTTTACACCAGGCTTTTCATCGCCTTTACCAGTCTTAAGAGCATCATAGAAATGTTCTTTACTCTTGCCTAACTTAGTAGCAAGAGCATGTTTTGCTTCTGGCTTTTCGTTATGTGGCTTAGAGAAATGTAAAAGTGCTTTATGTGCTTCTTGACGACGTACGTGATGAGCTTCACCATTCTTAAAACGAACATGTGCACCATTTGGATTATCTGCAGCGTGTCCGAGTTGTTGAATAATTCCACGTGGTTCTGGTTTTTCACCTTCTGGTTCACCCGCTCTACGCTTTGCAATTCCTGTTGTACCCTTTGGACGTCCGCGACCACGCTTTACTGGAGCATCACCTTCTTCTTCAAAATAATCAATATCTTCAATAATATAATCTACCATTTCTTCAATAGTAGAAAGATCTGTAATATCAATTCCTGCATATGTTTCTGAAAACTCTTCTGCAGATAATGCATTGATATCTTGGGCTAGTTGTTCTTGAAGTGTCATTATGAGCTCCTAAAATGATGTTATTATTATTTATTTGAAACGTTCTTTTATCATTGAAAGTAAAGATGTAGATTCATCCATTGGATTTTCTACTTTATAATCCGGATTAGTAAGTTGTATTTTTTGCTTTTTAGAATTGACTTTTTTAGATAAAGGAACAGTAGCTTTCATTTGAGAAGAATCAAATGCAGATGGACGTTCATCTGATGTACCTAATGCAGTATCACCAAACATACCTGCTTCTTTAACTGTTTTTTGAATATTTTTCTTTGCAGTTACTGTAGGAATTGCAGTATTAATAGGAGATGGAACTGAAGAGCCTGGATCATATACTTCAATAAACTTTTTAAATAGTTTACGAGCTTTACGGCGTAACATTTGTCCTTTTTCTTCTTCAGTTTTTCCTTCAGTATTACCCATTCCGATATCTACTGGTTTTTTACCTGGAGCCATTTCATCTCTATCCCATGGTACAACATACTGACGAGATTCATATGGATTCTGGGTCATACTAGATGGTAAAGGAGGTGATTTAACTACATTCTTTAAAGAATGTCCTACTGGTCTAGAACTAGCAGTTTTTTGTCCATCGCGATCTTCTTTATTAGCTAATTTCTTTTGCTGAACAGCACGCTTTTGAAGAACTTTATCGTAATCGCTTAAATGGGTTTGTGTTTGTGGACTAAATTGAACGTCTTCATTAATTCCCATATTCTTACGAACAGCATGATACATATCTTTAGCATGCGCTTTATTTGGAACACCACTTTTAAATAGATTATAATTACCATTAACAGCATGATCACGCATTTTAGAAGCAGACATTCCTTCTACACCTTCAGCATCTGGATCTCTATGACCTGCAGATATTACTGTAAGATGCGGAATATGAAAATGCTTTTTTGGATCAAAATCTGGTTCTGATGGATGTTTATTATATTTACTTAGTAAATGATGAAACTCATCTACTCTNTCAGATCCAACAACCATNGTCGCATGTGTAACACCTCTGTGCTGTAAGTGTTTAGCTGCATCTAATGCATTTTTTACATCATTTCCNGAATGAACATTTGTATTAGGAAACATTTTTTTCATGAATCCTACTTTTTCTGGATGCGATAACGGATTCTTTTTCTTATCTTGTGATTGAGATGCAAATATATGATGCTCAGCACCAGTTTTTTCTGCATGTTTCTTAACAGCATCTACTAATTTTTGGTGACCTGTAGTTGGTGGATTAAATCTACCAAAAGTAAATACTGCGTGTTTTTCTTTTGTAGCAGCTTCTCGAATAGTTAAACTAACTGGATTTACTTCAATATCATCTGCTTCTTGACCGGTGGCGGTTTTTTTATTATTTTTAGAAAAATCTAATTTAGTTTTAATTCTATCGACTAAAGAGCCCATGATGCATCCTTAAATAAAGTATTTTATATATTTATCTTACTTTGTTCTAGGAGCAAAATTAGCTCTACTAAATTCATTTCTGTCTACAAATTTCGTTGGTCTATTTCCACGAACAACTACGAATCCTTCAGGTTTAGCTTTTTTCCCATCAATACGATGTTCAAATTCAGAATGTGATGATAATGAATTTGTAAGAACATCTTTTGCTTTTTGTAAATGACTGTGCATTGCTAATATATTATTAATATGTTCTTTATTAGAAACTACATGAGTAATTTTATTATTATGAATTTCTCTTTTACGATCTTGTGCTGCTGGTGTTTTTACTGAAGCAACATCTTTATCGCGTTGCTTTTCCATAAATTTTACTAATCCGCTATGTGATGGTGTTGATCCATCACGAACAGTACTATTAATATATGTTTTAGCCGCAAGAGTGTGTGGTTCTAAAGCATTATATGCATCACGTGGAGTCTTTGCGAATACTTTCGATGCATTATCAATGTGATGTTTAAATTCTTCTTGATCTTTGGGTGTATATTTAACCTTCTTCAGATCATGATCCGCTGATATCAGATGCACATCTGGGTGTGCATTAAATTCTTTCATACTTGGAGCATACTCAGCTTTCATATCAGCTAATTTAGGGCCTCCACGATATGCAGTGTGCGGTACTATACCAATTTTAGAATTTAGTGCCTGCTTACCATGTGCTGAATCAACAGGTGAAACATACTCTAAAGTATTTGGTTTAAATTTAACTTTTCCACGTTCATACTTAGTATCACCTGCTGTATGCATAATATCACCTTGATATATGCCCTGTTTAGGTGTAACTTTAGGAAGATGCTCTAGAGCTGCTTTAAGTTTAGTAACTAATCCTGGTGCATGTCCGTGATTTTGTTCAATATCTTCTGGTGTATAATTAATTTTTGGACTTGCGTTAAAAGCAGATTTTGATGCTACGAAAAATTTACCATTTTCTGGATTAGTTCCAAATACAACTGAAGGTGACCCATCATATTTCATGGCCACCTTTGTGTCATTCTTATTTCCTAATAATTTGTTATGAACATCCATAAGATTATTATATGCATGAGAAAAGCCTTCATGACCAGCATTTAATACGTGATCTTCTGCATGTTCTAAATGTGTTAATTTATCTTCGTTAGATGCATGCGCTTCAGATAGAAATGTTTTAAAATTATACATAATAAACTCCAAGGAATAATAATCTATTTATCAGTAAATGGATTCTTCTTTTTTGTGTGTGGAGCAACAGAATATAAAGAATTTGATGGTGAAAAATGTTTAATTTTAATTTCAGCTTGAACTTCATAAAATTCAGATCTAGTAGATATTCTGACTTTAAAATCTCCTGATCCACTCAGTTTTGGAATATTTTTGTCTAAATTAAATGGATTAATATCACCGATCATATAAAAATCATCGCCAGCTTGAAGATATGTGGCTGGTTCTGCTTTTCCTGTAAGATAATGTTTAGTGACCAAACTTCCTATAGGATAATTCTCTTTAGAAGCAATATATCTATTAACACCGGGTTGACTAAAATATGATTTCATTACGTGTAGTGGAACACAACCAGATTCTTTTAATTGTCCTTTATTAGTAGCAATAATAATGTGTTTTTCTGGTATACCAGAAAATTGACTTATGCTTTTTATAAAGGTTTTTGCTTGTTGTGATTCGTTTAAAATACGAATAGCTTCCGATGCAGCAGGTGTACTATATGTAGTTTGCCACTTATTATTTTTATAAAACACACGAGGATTTGATAAATTATCACTGTGTGACATTTTAACTTCAACCCATGTGTGTTTATTATTTTTTAAATTTACTACCTTAACATCTGAATATTTTACATCAGTACCTTGAGTAGCACTGTAATATTCTAAACTGTTAATAGATTTAGTTATATCTTTTTCAAATTTATCTGAAGCTATGCTCATATTAATATCCTTAGTTTAGGATATTTATATTAGATCCAAGGTGGAGGTTCACGCATTTTCCAAGAATGCATACGGGCTTTTCCGATCTTGTAATAATTACGATAATTTTCTACAGGATCATTTGAAATTATATATGCAATATCCATAGCTGAAGGCGGTGTAGTAAAATCCCATTCCTTAAGTTTTAGTGGAGGTGACTGTAGATAATACGCTAGTGCAGATGTTTTATGTGTTTTGCCATAACGATATGTATACTCGTCAAGAAGAGCGAATAAATGATCGGCTAGCCACAGATAATTTTCGACAGATTCACGACACCATTTAGCTGATGGATGATTGACATGAGTAGCCTTATAAAAAATATCTTCGCGGCCATCAGGAAGAACCCAACGTGTGGCTTTACGACCAGTTTTAGATTGACCAATTTCTACTTCACCATCTAGAACACGATGAGCTGTAGATAGAAGTTGAGCAGATTCCAGAATCATTTTTACGACATGTTTATCGACAAGAGAAATTGCTGCTTTTTGCGGATCTTTATCTACAAAAAAGATATTCATAACCAGTCATGTCCCTTATCAGTTGAAAAACACACATGTTTAATATCAAAATTAGCAATTGCACGCATACAACCAGAACAAGGCCGAGCCAAACCAGTTTTAAGATTTTCGCGAGAAAGATCTTTCTGGTTTGAGTCGAACCTAATTCTGGATACATAAAGTTTGCTTTTAGCAAGTTCTTCTTGAGAAATATGTCTCAGAGCATTTTTGATAACATCAATTTCAGCATGAAGGTATATCGCCATTTCATGCTTAGCCCAACGCTTCTGGAACGGATGCGTTTTAGGCTTATTGGTACCAATAGCAACTAAATCATTTTTATAAAAGATAGCGGCGGCCAGCCGCGCCTGCGAGACAGGTTCGATCGACTCAGCTACCGAGTTCAGCATATTCATAATGGTTTTAGTTTTCACGCGACAAGAGCCCAACTTTGTTTAGAAGGTTCAAAATAGCATATGTTTGCAGAATATGATGGTTCTAAAATGATGTAATTTTTTAGATCGTCGTAGGTATCAAAATAAAAAACTACAGATAGCTCATTAGTCTGATCTTCTTCATATTCCATTAACTTCTCCTAAAATATATCAAAATATTAATTAAATGTCAATTTCGTTCACAAAAAAGTTTATATAGAATTTCTTCTTTTTCAAAGGCTTCTTGTTCCCAAGGCTGATTCATATAATCATCACCTTCATTATTGGATTTATGTCGAGCGCCACGCCATGTGACTTGATCAGAATACGACAACAGATCACGTAATTCACCTTTAGCATACTGCTTAATATGAACCATTTCGTGTGCTAGAGTCTGAAAAATAGAATCTTCAGAATCAATATGATTAATTTTTATTGAATATTCTTTACCACGAAAGGGTTCATCCAACCATGTAGCTAGACCTGAATATTGAAGATTTTTATCAAACCGCACATGAATCGTAAGCGTATCTGAAAGGCGTTTTGTCATCAATTTAGATGCGAAAAATTCTACTGCCTCAACAATCTGGTTTTTCGTATAACCAGCGCATTTTGCGTTTTTAACAAAAATATGCATACAAATTCTCCCTCCGTACTAATACCATTATATACGGAGGGAGAATTAATGTAAACCCTAAATTAGCTTTTTTTAGCTGGGCGCCCACGCTTTTTTGTGGGTTCTGGTTCTACGTGATGTAGGTTCTTAGAAGAATGGTCATATTCCTTATGAACCTTGACCTCTGTCACACCAGACTTCACAGAGGGAATCTTAGGGATAGATACCTTTGCAGATTCTGCTGGATGCACTGGAAAGGGAGTTGGACCAACAGGACCAGGAACAGGTGTTGGAACTGGAACTGGTGGAACCGGGACGGGTGGGGTTGGTGTGGGTTGAATGGTTTTACCAAAAACAAAATCTAAAATAGCTTTAGAAAAAGCCTTTAAAAAATTAATTATAAACATATCAGATCTCCTATAAGTTTGATATATTTATATCAGTTTATACGTAAAAAATGCAGCAAAAAGATTAAGAGCAATCAATAAAATTGCTAAAGTTCTAGCTTGTGGATTTTCTAAACTAATAAAACTTCTAAAAAATACATATGCGCTTTGAAAAAGTGCTAAAAATATGATTCCTGCAAATAGATATCGATTCACTTTTCGTCCTTAACAAATTTTGGATTACCCCACCAATCATTTGTTCGAACACGAATAAACTTACGATTTGTGGCTGACTTATCTGGATTTTCTACCGTAACCCATGGATTTTTAAATTGTTTCCAAGCATTAGAAATAAATGCTAGTCGATCTGCAACTGTACGATCAGCACGAACAGCTCGACAAATTCCAGAAGAAACTGAAGAATGTGTCTTCTTAGATGTATAACTCTTACGATTACGCTTTTTAGCCATAATATATCCTTACTTTATTTTTTTATGTTTCAATTCAAATGTTTTTGTTTCTAAAAATTCACCCTTCATAAAATAATCGGCGTGAATAATATTAGTATTTTCAGAATCCCAAATGACGTACTCCATTTTGCCCGGTGATCGTGTATCAGCCATAGTAATAAACCAATCTGGCAATTCTTTTCTAGTTAAAAGTCCGGGAAGAAATTTCTTGAGTACGTCATTTTTCATGTGTTCATCCTGCTAAAAATCGCTTAAGTCCATCAGAAGGAGTCCACTCATAAAGAATTTCACGCGTAGCGATATTAATAATTGAAACGCGTTCTAAACACGATTCTGAAAATCGCATTGCCTCTTGAAGAGTAAGAGTTGTATGAATCTCACCGGATTCGCTAATCACCTGAAACATTGTATCTCCTTTTTTGTATTTAGGAAGAAGTGGCCTAAGCCACCTCTGCCATTTCCATTGCTGTGTTAAGAGCCTTAATCTTGCGGTCCTTATTACCACCGAACCAAGANGACATCATTCGTGTGTCATTTGATCGGCCAAGCTTNTGGTCTGTAAGAAATGTAACCGCATTAAAAGCTTGCCAGAATGAACCCTGGGCAAATTCAGCACCGGGTTGTGTTTCTAGAACTTCATATGCTAGCTTAGCAGCGCGTGATTGAAGCTTAGTAGAATCAATCTTCTTATCTGTAGTAATAGGAAAAACCCGATTAAAATAATCTACTACAGATTCATTAGTATATTGCTTTGAACCAAGAAACTGTGCCATTTCCTTGTACTTTTGGAACTTGCCCGTAGCAATACCTAGGGTTTCCTTAACACGAGCCGCTTCAAAAATACGGCGGTGATTTACAGAAACAGAATTAGAAGAACTAGATTCAAGTGCAAAAGTTACTGTATTATTGCAAACTGCACGAATGCTGGTGAAACGAACATCAATTGACTTACCAAATTGATGCGGATTTGAAAAAAGAAGATAACCTTCAGTGCGATCACCACCAAAAAGTTCAAAATAACTGTCCTTAAGCTTTGCTAGAGCCCAGACATGACGGCCGCCCTTAAGCGAACCTGCTGTGTGCATTTCCATATCACCCGCATGAATAAATTCATCAAAAAACTCAAAGGCTTCTGAATTTTGAAGAGGATTCCAAGATTCAGTTACAATAGAAAGAATCTTGTTATCTGTAGATCGAATAAGTGCTTCGGCATTAGTCCGAACCTTTTCACCATCTACAGTAGCAAAAAGAGGATATTTATTGACTTCCCAATCTAGTCCTGCAGCCTTAAGCATTTGCGCCGGAGTTAGATCAGCAGGTACCTGAGTACCATAACCGTGCCATGGAATTGCACCATGATATGCCATTTGCGCCTTACCATTGACAAATTCAATTTCGTGTGCCATAATATATAATTTCCTATTTGGTTGAGTTGATATAATCATTATATCTTAATAAGAAATTAATGTACATCCATTTCTAACTTTTTTTCATAAAAAGTTTTGATATACTGAACTGCTAGATCGGCGTAATCGTCACGGTGTTTAATGATGACTTGTGCCGATGGTTCACTTTCACCGGCTGAAATAGTAACTAGTTGTGTAATAGGTATACCATACATTTCTTCAAACATTATAGCATAACATGTCTCTTGAACAAAATATGATTCCATCATCATATCATCTTTAGCCCAATTGGTTGTTTTGTAGTCAATAATTGAACGCTTACCATCAAATCTGCCAATTAGATCACATCTTCCTGCAAGACGAAGATATTTTGAATATAAGGGAATTTCATTTGCATATACAACTGATAAACGTGATTCTAAAACAGGTTTAATTTGATTGAATAATTCTAAAACAGATGGCATTACACCTTTAGAATATGTTGGATCATTTAGAACGTATTTTTCGCACATATTATGAAGAGCTGTTCCGCGTCGAGCTGATCTGGCAGTAACCTTATCGGCTTCAATATCACCAACGGCTTCACGCCATTGTATCAATCCACTGTTATCTTTAACAGCACCTAACATAGTTGTTACAGAAGGAAACTCCCCAACAGGAGTATTATATAGTCTTCCTGTTGGGGATGTTTCTGCCTGAATTTCAATATACGGTATTAATTCATGTTTGAAGATGTGTTGCATAATCCATTTCTGCTATAATAAATTCTTTCACAAATCCACTTCTCACAATATCTTCAATTGAGAATTCTATTAGAGATAGAGATTTCATTTTTTTAGATATTTTAATCAAAGCTGGGAGGCCAGATTCTTCACTAAATCGTGCAGATGTTAAATCATCTTGTTTGGTATCACCACATACAATAACTCTTGTATTTTCACCAACACGTGTTAATACTGTCTTGATTTCCATATAAGAAGAATTTTGTGCTTCATCAAAAATAATAATAGTATTATCTATAGAATTTCCACGGAGAAAAGATGTTGATTCAAATTCAATTGATCCGCGTTGTCTAAGAATTGAATATGCATCCCCGCGGCCAAATAATTGAGCGCAAATTGAGATATAAGGTGCTTCATAAACTTCCATTTTTTGTTTAGCTGAACCTGGTAAAAATCCAATATTTTTCGAAGCTTGTGCACTTCTAATAATAAGAATCTTTTCAATACCAGATTGCCCATTAAATAATTCGTCAAGAGCAAGATATAAACTAATAAAACTTTTTCCAGTTCCAGGTGCACCATGTAAAATCATATGTAAATTTTTATCATATAATGAGAATGCTAAAGTCTGATTTTCTGTTAATGGTTGAATGTTGTTTAAATTTAAACCCTTTGACTCGCTGCTATAATTACGTTGAGACTTTTCTGCAAGTTTACGTTGGCGACGAGTTAGTCTTTGTTCTGATGAAGTCATGCATTTTCCTTAATTTTGAGGAGATAGTTAGCATAACAAATGTTAGTTCACTTAGTTTCTATAGTTGATTTTGAAAAACCTTTACTATTACCTTTCTTGATAGTTTTTAATAGATCGTTAAACCCATTATCTACTTTAAGTCCACCACCCAAACCTACACCAGAATGCAATAATGGTCCACCATTAAAAAGCTTTTCGATGTGGGGATTCTTTTCTAAATAAACATCAGCCTCAGTAATACCCATCAGAATGGTATACTCTTCTTCAGTATCGTTATTTCGAAACTTATAATATGGCATGTGTTATCTCCTACTGATATTTATTAATCAGCCTGTCTTGTAATAAACGTTTTTCTAATCTTTACCGGATTAAAATATTTCACAACGCTTTTAATAGCATCATCAATATCATATTCTCTACACGAGAATATATCGATATAACCTTCACCAGTATGATCATTAAAATGAGCAATAATATTACTAGTTTCAATAAGTTGAATAACAGTCCAACCTTCTAAATGTCTCTCGTTATGTCCAAAATGAATAATTTGCGGTTCACCATATGGAACCATATCAATTTTCACAACTAGATACTTAACCCATTCTTCTAATGTGTTTTTATTAGTAATAGCTTCTTGATTGCAACCAGAACAATCAAGAAGGAGGTGATGCCCCCAATAATGATTAGTAGTCATATGTTATTTCCGTATTAGTTTGATTTAATAAATCTAAATACATAATCTTTAAAATTTCATACTCTTCATAGAGTTTGTCATAATCATGCTTAATATCAATATATCGATTATAATAAAGATTGTTGGAAGCAATTCCTTTTTTAACAAAGGCTTTGATTTCATCTAAGGCTTGTAATTCATGAAATGGCTTTATAGCCAAATTTTCAGTAGTCATAATCGTCATCTTCTTCCATCAGTGCATCAATATCAAGTGTCTTAAGAGCTCGTGAAATTTTCTTTTCTTTCTTGTGCTTCTTATATTCTTCATAATTATCAACGTATTCATCTTCATATGAATCATCATGATAAGAACGGCGGGTCTTAGACATATTAATATTGTTCCTTTTTAAATTGTTCTACTTGTTCATCTGTAAAATGATGGTGATATTTAAGGTGCTTTACAAGAGGTCCGGGCATCATAAATGTTTTTCCGGTTTTAGTAGTGCATCCAAATGGACATGCGCGTTCTAAATCTACATTCTTTTCATATGGAACCTTTGGTTTTTCTTCCTCGATCTTAAACTTGCTAAAATCAACTGTTGCAGGATCTGGAAGAATCCCAGGAAAAGCTTCATATACTAATTGATATGTAATATTTTTATATGGTGAAGTTTTATCCTTCATGCCAAGAATTAGAACAGCATCATCTTTATCTATAGTTTCAAGAAACTGAATATAATGTTGTTCACGCTTTGCTTTTGTCAAATTTGGAGCAGACGGAACATTCATGAATAGGTAAAGACGACGAAACTCTCTGTAGAGATTACTCTGTTGATCTACATATTCATTCAATTTAAATGGAGGAATTCCATGAGGCAGATTAAATGTAACATCCGGATGGAACATATATTGAAGAATTCCAACAAGAGGTGTATTATCTTTACATGTGCTGAGTGAAATGCGGCGCGCTTCATAATCTGGAAGAGCATCGATCATTTTTAGCATTTCAGCAATACCTAGTTTACGCATTTATATTTCCCTAAAAGTCATTAACATCTTCTAAAAGATTCTTAAGTTTAAATTTTATAAAATAATTAAACAATTGTGATTTATTGTTTGCTGGTTTATTAAACTCTTCTAGTATTACTGTTTCTATTGATTCAGGAATACATGAAAAATCTACTAAAACCTGATTACGCCGATAATTACGAAGCATATCCGGTGTACAAAATTGCTCTGGTTCTTGCTTAAGCCAAACGTCAAGTTTTTTTGCTACAATAGATTTTTGCCTTGTTCCAGTAACAAGAACGTCATCGGCTGACAGAAAATTAGGAACACCGTCTCCAACATCTCCGCGGATCGTATGTTCCTTGAGATAAGCAATAGGATCGCGACAGGTAATCCACTTTTTCATGGGTGGGCTATATTGCTTAACATTAGAATATTTTTGTAGTTGTTGAAAGTCTTTATCACCAGATAGAATTAGAATATTCTCACCGCGGGTATGCTTAACTAACGTAGCAATTACATCATCAGCTTCAGCGCCTTCAATCTGAAGGACTTTATATGGAAAATATTCTTTAAGTTCATCACGAATTCTATGAAGACTTTCAAAAATAACAGTCCAATTTAGTTCAGATGCATCACGTGATTTCTTACGATTAGCCTTATAATAAGGGAAAAAGTCACGGCGCCAGAATTTACGATCATCAGCAGCGATAACCAATTCACCAAATTCTTTTTGAAACTTAACCTTATTAGCACGAATACTATTAAGAATCATATGTCTCAAAATATTTTCATCTAATTCTGCATTCGTATGATTGCCTAATTGCACCATTAGTGTAGCAATCATAACTTGCGAAAGATCCATTATAATCATTGTATCATTTCCAAAGGTTACTTATAAATTATTATAAATCGTATATGATTTAATGTCAATCCAAAAATTCATCATCATCGAAACCAATATCATATACAGTCATAGCTTTATCAGCAAAATCTTGTAAAGGATAATTAATATTAATAGACTTCAATAACAGTGATTTTAACGCTTCTACTACTAAAATACAATCTTTTGCATTTTTCTCATCTGAAATTGAAACATAACCACCAATAATACATTTTGCAAAAGCGTCTCCAGCAATCTCAGCTGAGAGAAGATCTGCATATGATTCTCTAGCATTAATTATTGCTGGATATACAGATTCTTGATTATCTGGTAAATCATATAATTTTGGGAACGGAATGATATTTGATTCATTATCCGACATTATAATACTCTGAGTAATATAGTCTCTTCATTTATGCGTCCGTTCATTTTTGAATTACTTGTACTAATAGCATTGAATGACTTAATTACATTCATTCTACTGTTATTTAGTAAATCATTTAGAATTAATTCAGGCTTTCTAAGAGTTTTTGAAACAGATTTTTCTTCATCAAAATTAGTAATAGTACTAATCTTTACTGAAAGACCATTATCATCTGCGGCAACATACATTCCAAGCTTACGTGTTTTTGTATTAAAAACAAAAAGTGTTTTAGCTTTAATAATTTTAGTAGGATCAATTGATGCGATCTTGTATGGTGCACTTTCTTTTAAATAACGAATTTTAGAAATTAACTGCACGGCAGATTTTTCTTTAGAAACACGCGTCTTCTTAATTGCTTTCGTGACTGTTGCAATTGATTCTGCGTCAGAAATAATTTGAGTAATAAACACGTAAAACTTTTTAATATTTGTTTTAGAAAGATGATTATATCCTTCTTTTAATTGAGAATTATTTCCTAAGATAAGATCTGATAGCTCTAGATGCAATCTATTATAATACTTAATAATAGCATTAGCTTGACTACTTTTAACTTCGCGGCGCTTCATATAATCATATGGTTTAAATGTAGTTTCGAAATTGTTTTCGATAAATGAATCGATTTCATCTTCAAAATCAGAAATTAGACTACCAATTTTATCATTAGTCTTAATTCGTGTCACTAATGTTTCTTTAATATCTTTAGTAATAATAACATTATTAATATTGGTATTAAGTCTATCGTTGATACGCTCAATTGTTCCAGCTGGAAGTATACCGCCAATATTAACAATACGACATAATGCTCCAGTAGTTAAACCGATTTTCCATTCCGGAAGGGATTTAATAATTGCAATATCTTTTGATGAATAATTGTGTTCTTTCATATACTCTGTAACCCATGGAATAACATCCTTAGGAGTATAATTATAATTATACCAATTCAATGACGATGATAATTCGCCTTGAGTTTCATATGTTTGCACAATGGGTTCTGAACCCATAAACTTGTCCTTGACGGACAAATACTTGGCTTTGTTATCAGCCTTCTTTTTCACTGAGATCATGATCCAAACTTAATCGTCATATATTTCTTTTGAAGACTCAGATCAGTATTTTCATATTGAGCTGCAAGAGATTGTAGGAGAGATTCCCACTTTAATTTCATTTTTTCAGTATTAAAACGCGTATCAGCATAGTATTTCACAAATTGCAAATATTGCTGAGTACGTTCATCATTAACATGTCGAACAGAATTTTCCAACATAGTATAAAGAATATTAGCATGAATATTCTTATCTTCAACCCAATCATACATTTGTGTTAATCCACCTGATGTATCTGGTAATGCAGCAAAATTCGGGTGTACGCATAAAAGACCGGCTGACATTGCTTCAATTAATGCTAAACAACTAGTTTCCATCCAAATACTAGGATATGCAAAAATGTGTGCTTTTTGCAGAGCAGAGCGTACTTCGTCATTTGACTTAAAGCCGTGATATACAATTTTTGGATGATTTCTACACTTTTCATAAAGTGGTTCAAAATCTTTATCAGCATTATCCCAACCATAAATCTTAAATGATGAAAACACATCTAGATAAATGTTATCATACTTTTTCGAAAGTTGTTCAAATACTGGAATAAGAATTTCTAATCCGCGTTGAGGAGTGGATGTATACACAATTCTAATTTCATCCTTAGATTTTTCAACAAAATCAATCGGAACAATTGCATTTTCAATAACAGTAGTATTGAGGCCAGGTTTAAGACCAAGAACAGATTGATATTGTTGCATTTGCCAATTACTAGCAAATACAATCTTTTGAAACTTATCTACGTTTTCTTGTTTCTTAAGATGTTCTGATTCTGGATCATATGGAAGATCATGAAGCCAATACACACGAATTTTATCATCCTTTAATTCGCGAACTCGAGATGGAATAATTTGAAACTTATCCATTAGTTCTGGATTCATAGCATCAAATAAACGTGAAATCATTAATTCCGTTCCACCTTTAGAATTCTTATTAAGTTCGTTAAATTCAAATTCCGCCATCTTCATCTTCCCATTCAATATTTTCATTATAAAAGTGTGCTGTTTCTAAACATAGAGATAATACAGCTAACGGACTAATTTGTGCAGCAATATTAACAACAATCCATTTAGCTAAAATGGCTTTAAATCGTGACCATCCGGTTAATTCTTGTTTCATGCATAAAGTGCCCTAAAACTAATAATTGAATCTGGTCGAATTGAACGCCAATCATTTTTTTCCGCATCAAAGACTACAAGATTAGGATTTTGCTTGCGTTCTTTTGTAGGAGGAGCTTTGTCTTCACCAGAAATTCGTTCAACATGTTCATTAATATAGTCTTCGTTAAGAGTACACCTCATGATACGACGAGTGCCATCAACCTTATCAAAAACAATTTCGACAAGTCCGTGATTAAGTGTATCATTAAGAAAATCATTAATTATTACATCTTGTTGCATTGTATTATCCTTTAAAAAGCTGATTCAATTGATCATATCCACCAATATATACTTCTTCTATATTATTGTAAAGGAATATTTGCGGAACTGTTCTTGCATTTGGTAATATTTCTAAAAACTCTTCNCGTGTTANATCTTCACCAATAANTAGTTTATCGTAATCAATACCTTTAACACTTAAGAGATATTCTGCTTTAACACAATACGGACAATTTGGTTTTGAATAAATTAATGCTCTATCGTAGTCCATATTAAACTCCTCTGACATAATTCCATTTTTCTTTTAAGATAGGAGCTCTACCAGTATTAGCAGAAGCTCGTTGAATATAAAACTTATCATTCTTGAAACCTAATTGATCTATTAGATTGACATATGATGAATCGATAGCAACAAATGCTGTTGCCTTTTCAATAACTGTTAGCCAATCAAAAATATTATCTGTTAACTTATCTAAGGGAATGATCTGCAAATCATTACCATATAACTGTTTAAAATAATCATAGTTTTCAATTTTTACACTAATGTTTCCGTTATTAACAACAGTATGAACGACAATATAATTAGGACTTTTTACAATTTTATTAAAAAATGCATATTCACGTTGATAATTACGACGAATATCTAAATTCCATTTTTCACCAAATGGAACTTCAGCAATACCGTATTTAATTTGATCAAATCCAAGATGAAATGCTAAATTCTTATCTACAGCTTTCTTTTCAAATTCTCCATCTAATCGACCTTCAACACCAGTCATATTATGTGACTTCATGATCAATTCATCAAATGGAAAACTCATAATCTTATCACAACCAACATCTTCTAAAATCTTTTTTGGTGTTTCATACCAATATGGATTTTGAATATTACCGATTAGATTTTCTTCTTTATCATAAATTCCATGAAATATAATATATGGAAATGCATACGACATTGCTTCTACATATTGTTGATCAATAACAAAATGCACCTCGTGTCCTAGAGAATAAAAATGTTTTGCAATGGGAATAGCAATGAATGCATCGCCAACTCCGCGAGATTGAATAATTCCTAATTTATAAGGATTATAACCGTTAATTATAGTTGTATATTCATTTAAATTCATTTAGTCCTAGTCCTCATAATAAATGGTGCCGGCACCAAGAATCGAACTCGGGACCCTCGCGTTACAAAGGCGATGCTCTACCAACTGAGCTATACCGGCGTATTTTATAAATAACAAGATTGATTTTTTCATTATGAACAGTTTAGAGGTCCATTATGAAAAAAATTGCAAAAAATATTAAAAAAATAAACGAAATTATTGCACTTAAGTCTACAATGCTTATTGGAACTATGTGGTGTGTATATCTATTTATTATCTTGGCTATAGTACCAATATTTGTTCCTAGTGCAAATACTATTGTTCAATATATTTCATCTGCATTTTTACAATTAGTATTTTTACCATTAATTATGGTCGGTCAAGATGTAATGGGCAGAAATACTGAAAAACGCGCCAAAAAAGACCATGAAATGATCATGCAAGAATTAAAACTTCTTAAAGAAATGCATGAAAACGTTAAAAATATTAAACCGTGTCCACATATTTAATGGTACTGCTATCAGGTAACGATCCTGATCTAACTGATCCACAATCAATTGTGCTTCCTTTACACTATAGCAGCATATAATCTATGGTGGGAATGACGATTCTTCACCCACTCTATAGTACCATGAAATCGTATGCGATTCATCTAACTAAACGATGTGCTATTTGTTGATCGTTTAAATACACTACATAGATTAATTATTTATCGATCTCCGTGTTTAAGAAGATATTCATTAGAAATAATTTTAAACGAAAAATTAGANTCTTGATTAGACTTAAACACAATACCTTCTCTAGTATCATTATTTAGAGANGGNCCAGAAGCAAATGCTAATGCATCATCAATAGTTTCAAATTTATTAATAGAAAAATTACCAAAAAGCATAGGTACGTGAAGAATACCATTTGCATCAGCCAAATGTTGACGTTCAGTAGGACTCATATACCGTTGATCTGCAATTGAAAAAATATCAAATACACGGAATTCCAATTCTTTTAGATTTTCATGATTTCCTTGTACACCTGGTCCAATTAATTCTCCTTGTAGTGCAATTGGACCATGTGTGGTGTAGATCTTACGAAGCTTTTCTTCTAGTCTTTCTCTACGTGTAACTCTCCAAAACGCATTATCTTCTGTTTCAATAAGATCTAAATTGCGAGAACAAACACCGAAATTACCTTCAGTATCCAGATATACGGTCATAGAAGAACCATCTAGCTTAACTGTAACTTCATATGTATCATTCTTGCGTGGGTGATCAACAAAATCCCAAACATGGTTATCTTCACCAGAAGTATCATATGTTACAATCTTACTTCTAGGCTTAGTAAGTGAGTTCCAAATATTTTGAATACGTTCTTGATCGGTCTTGCGAAGAAAACTTGGAAAATTACCTTTAACCTGGCCTGCAAGCTGAGAAGGAATAACTGGTTCCCACTTTTCTACTCCAAGAACTGCAGCAAAATCAATATCATTATCCGGACTATCTGACATTACTGCAGAATCGATTTCTGGAAATTCGGAAAGTGGAAGACACAGACCTTGAGATAGTTGTCCACGCAGTCGAATTGTCTTAATTCGTGCACCAATCTTTCCATTCCATGAAATAGCATTCTTCTCTAGAAACTTAAATCGTTCATCTGATGTTGGAAGAAACGAATCAATTTCAAAATAAAGAGCGGCGTCACCTACAGTAAAATTACCTTTACCAGATACACATTGCCATCCATCAAACTTAAGAACTTCAATTTTATCTGCTCCTTCAATCGGAAGGATTTCTTCGATAACACGAATAGTTACCATCTTACGTGACATTACAAAACTCCATAAATTCCAAGTGTTTTAAGTTGTAAAATAGAATCTGCTGCAGAAGTATGATGAATCCATATACCTCCACCATTTTCCCATGTGGGACGATGTTTAAGCCAATCATCGATAAGAATATCTCCTGGCTTTGCATATAGAAATTTATCTTTAGATGGACACACAATCATTGGAACATGAGGAAAGTATTTTCTCCTCCATCGAAGCTTTTGATCAATTGCCCAATCACCACGCGGTTTTCCAGTTAAAATAACTGGATTAAGATGAGCAACAGCTTCATACAATTCAAAAGCATCTATCATTGGTTCTAATGAATAGAAGAAATCTGGAGTAGCATATAACCTATCCCACATATCCTTTTCACCATTAGAACCTTCAAAATCTCTAGGAGCATATCCGAGAATTTCTGTGGCGCGCCTATCAAAATCAGCCAATACGCCGTCACAATCTAAAAATAATTGCATTCATACTCTTTCATAAAATAATGGTGAACCCGATGGGATTTGAACCCAAAACAAAACGATTAAAAGTCGTTTGCCCCTCCCAGAGGGCCCCGGGTCCATATTGGTGCCTGTAGATGGTCTCGCACCACCGACACGCGGATTTTCAATCCGCTGCTCTACTCCTGAGCTATACAGGCATAATTGGTAGTCCCTACCGGTGTCGATCCGGTTCCTCCGCCTTGAAAGGGCGGTGATCTAGCCAGCGTAATCTAAGGGACCAAAATCAAGGACTTACGGATTCATCATCCCGCCCGATCAAACTTATAATTCATAATAATCTATTTATGAATTAATGTCAATGGTACTCCCTATAGGATTCGAACCTATGATCAAGACGTTATGTGGTAGGCGAAGCCGGACTTGAACCGACAACTAGTCTCTTATGAGGAGACGGTTCTACCAATTGAACTATTCGCCTGTATAGTATTTCTAGATTTGTATGTGTCTATCTGAAAATCACAATTGCTGCATACAAATCTAAGATTAATTAATCCTTAATCTTGCACAATCATAACACGCTTAGTTTTTTTAATCAACCAAAACTCACCTGTTAGAATTGGTTTATGCCAACCATTCTTTCTGGCTTCTGATACACTTTCAAAAAGTCCAAACTTGACTAAAATATGAGAAATCATATTTTCACGATCTTCAAGTTTATCTATCGTTTTCCATAAACCCTGAACATGTCGTCTAAGTTCTCGCGTTTCAATTACAAAAACATCAGCAAAGGGAATAGGTTTACCATCATTTGTAAAAGATTCCCACCATCCTTGATCTACAGCAAATTGCTGAAACTCAAGATTTTTTTCTTGAAGTCTTGTTATAAATTCTTCTTGTGTTTCCATATAATTTATTTTACTTGTGTTACAATTTTGGCGGCGCCGGGGATGTGTCGATCACCATACCCTTTCAGGTACACATCGTTTTCAAGACGAGTCCAGAGGCCGCTCTGGTTCCGACGCCATAATTCTTATTTAGTCGCGAGACATTATGTCTCGGATAGCTTCAACACTAGGTTTCTTCCAGTTTGCAATTTGTCCTGTATCTAAGTCAATTACGAAATCTAGATAATCCCCATGTTCACTAGGAACAATACTAGGAACATATGAACCTTCAGGCAATTCATATACTAATTGTTTATCCGAATCAAGAATAGAATAAGAACCCATATCGCAAACCTTAGCAAATACAGTAATATATTTTACATCGACTTCACGTTCAATTTTCACTTTAATCTTCATAATATATTTCACTTTCGTTTAAATTTATTTGGCAAAATCACCGTTGGATTTTCAAGATCAAACATGTAATCTTCTATGTTAGAAGGTACTACATATCTAACCCTACTGTCAACATATTTTTTATGCTCATCAATACTAATGCTTGACAAATTTTTAGAGATAAGATTTAAATTATTTGGGTTATCGGTATAACTTACCGTAAAACATGATCTTTCGTCTATAAAATTTCCATCTACATCATAAAATTGCAATCTAACTGGAATACTCATGATATAATTCTATCTAAATGTGGCGGAAGATTGAGAGTCCGAGTCCCAAACCCTTTCAGGTTCACACTGTTTAGCAAACAGGTCCGTTAGCCCCAACGGTTAATCTTCCAAAATAATTGTGGCGCCACTTCAAGACTGATCAAGTCAAGCGATTTATCATTTGCTCGCCGCGCCTCCACGATAGCAAATGTATTTACGGGCATCCTGCACACTCTGAGAAGAGATTTAACGGTTTTACCAGCAGTCTTTGGGCCTTCACTGAGTTGTCTCGTTTACTCTCAGTTCGTAAATATTTGGTGCGCGGGTGTAGTTACGCTCTACTCCCCGAAGGATGGGTTTTACAGACCCATTGCCGAAACTATCGACTTTACCCGCGCATATTCCATACACCTTATAGGTTTAGGCCTTTCGCGAACCACGTCACCAATCCCATATTCACAGACATTCCCGTGTGTTATCTTCTGTTAGGTCTCTCTGGCATGTCTAGAATACCAGATAATTTTGGCAGCCACTAGAGGATTCGAACCTCTAACTTGCACCTTCGTAGGGTGATATGATCATCCATTTCACCAAGTGGCCATATTGATAGTCCCTGTCGGTTAACCGGCACTATACAGATTTTGGTAGGGATGGTGAGATTCGAACTCACCCTGTATGGTTTTTAAGACCATTGCCTCTGCCGCTGGGCTACATCCCCTTAATTGGGTGCGAGAGGTTGGATTTGAACCAACGACCTTCAGGTTATGAGCCTGACGAGCTACCGGACTGCTCCACTCCGCTTCAAACTTAATGACTATACAAATCTTGCAATTGATCGACAATTAATTCCAATTTATCTAGACTTTCATCAATATATTCATATCGACTTAACTTCTTAATAATCTCAGGATTATCAATCATAGCTTTTAAACGATCTGCTAAATTCTGCAAATCTCTTTCCACCATTTTTATATTTCCTTTTTCCAAATTCTCTTAGAGAATTCTTCTTTCGTTTTAAAACGATTTTTATTATTGCCTTGCCAACGATGAGAAGTGCATATCGTGCATCTCACTCTTCTCTTGGTTTTAGTTCTTTTAAAATTGGCCATGCTGACCTCATTTCTAATTTCAGATATTTTTCTTTATGATTCACACATTCATGATAGCATCGCAGATTTTTTGCCTCTTAGATTCATGTTTCCGAAAGGTCGCATATAAATCTCCTAAATTGGTAGTCACGGTGAGACTTGAACTTACACCTTCTTCCTTATGAGGGAAGCGCACTACCATTATGCTACGTGACTATATGGCTGGTTCTCCGTTCTGGTCTCGAACCAGATACCTCCTGCTTCAAAGGCAGGGATTCGACCTGTCAAACTGCCGGAGAACAAAAATGGCGTCTCTAACGGGACTCGAACCCGCCTTTACCGGTCGACAGCCGGTAGCCTTCCCTGACGGCAATAGAGACATGTTTGGTACTTCCAAGAAGAATCGAACTTCTATGGCTC